AGTTATAATACCAGTGGTATCTACGTTAATAATAGAACTTACATTATTAGCCGTAGTTGCTGTACCTGTTAAGTTGCCTATAAAACTTGAAGCAGTTATGATTCCGACAACATTGATGTTATTTGCGGTCAAAAAACCAACAGTGGAAATACCATCAGAAACATTTAAACTTGTTACTGAGGCAATTCCCCCAATTACATTAGTTGAAGTAGTTGCAAAAGAAATTGTATTTGTGATATTTGTCCCATCACCAATTGCTGTATAAATTTCTTGAAAATTACTATTAACCTTTACTGCACCTTGAGACAAAGTATCTCCAGTACCATCATTCGGTGTAGTTCCAGTAAATATCCCTAGTCTTGCCATTAGGTAATGAAATTCTTTTGATTATTTATGACTTAATTTGAATCAAACTTGAATATGGTCATATCAAATCTCATAATTGTATTTGAATCAAATTTATTGGAAACATTATATGAAAACGCATTATCCACTTCAGTTGTTGCAGAACCAACTGGTGTTTGAGATATAATTGATTGGTTGTAAAATACTCTTTGACCAGTTTGGAAATTATGACTCTTTAGATTGATTATATTATTATCTAAATTCAAAATTTGGGAAGAATTAGAATTGAATTCACGATAATATAATGGTACTTTTTCCGAACTAATTCCAGATGTGAGTTCAAATGATGTTTTACCTACGACTTTATTTCCAGGTAATTTTCTTCTAATTGATACATCAGTCGTATCAATTCCCACTTGCAAACGATGAGGTAAATTTATTCTGATACTGTTAATTCCAATTTCATCAACTAATGTTGCCTCTGGAATTAAAAATTCAGAATTTCCAATATAATCACCTATTTTTAAATTTTCTGTGGAAATTCCAACATAATATTGATTTAGAGCATTAAATGTTGCTGTGGTAGTTCCTATTGAAATGTAATCATTTGACCCATCAAACTGATCACTGATGTCATTCATCAATAAAACTTTATTTGTTTTATTTAAAATATACTCTTTGAGGGGAACCCCAAAGATAGGACCAAAAGTTCCAACTCCAGCAATATTTCCTTCTTCTGCACCTACATTAATTCTTTCAATTGATCCATCTTCAAATAAATTATCATCATCTTCTAAAACTAATGTAAAATTATTTTTAGTGTAAAGTGACTGGATATTATCCATCAAAACACTAAGATTTAAATCATTACTACTAATTCCAACTTTTACATTTGAAGATGGAATACTCACAATATCTAAATCGGAAAATTCTTTAAATCCTGATGGATGAATTAGAGATTTGATTGGTTCTTTCCACTTATCATAAGAAATCTGACTCTTAATTGCATAAGAAAATCTTTGATAATAAAAATTATCTGAGAGTCTTTGTAAATAATCATTCAAAAATCCACTTTGATTTTTGCTTTCATTTACTTTATCTCTTGAGACACCTAGATTTGCTTTTAAATTAAATTTATTTACGTCTTTTACTGTTCCATTTAGTAGTGATTTTTCACCTTTTAATTTATTTCCAACTTCTAGTTCTCCTTTTGCATCTACCATTCTCAATTGGTTAATTTCATTATCCCAACCATTTTCTGCAACTTTTGCAGAAAATACTGAATTTCCTCTATTATCATATCCAAAAACATTTTCTCCAGAAATATAACTCAAATCATCAACCAAATTCATTTCAAACACGGCCATATCTTTTTTATTCACTACATAACCATATCCAAATCCATTTTCATAATTTGATTCTCCATTATTTTGATTTAAATTCAATGAATCTTTAACACCAGTCATACTAAAAGTGACAGTAAAATTTTGAGAACTCACTGAAGTTACCGTAAAAAATCTATAACTATAATCTTTGGAGTTTATATTATCTTTAGTTCTATCCACTTGCCTGCAGTTTTCTATGAAAATTTCATCACCTTCAGTAAATGGAAATACAACATCAGTTGTTCCATAACCAGTTGTAATTAGTGGAAATAATTCTGAATTATTAAGAAGTTCTAAAGTTACAGTAGAACCATCATTGGAGGCAACAACACTATCAATTTCATAACCATTGGAATTTCTTATAGGTACAATTCTCAATGGAGTTATCAAATCATTAGTATTCTCAACAATATCAACACCAATTACACTACCACTTTGCAATTTGGCCGATAATTTAATTTTATTATTCCCCAAAACTTTTAAAGTAGGTGCAGTATTATATCCATTTCCTCCAGTTATAATACCAACATATTCTATTCTTGAAATATCTCCTATTTGAGCAACAGCAGGAACACTTAAAAAAGGTTTTAGTGTAGTATCACTTGGATAATCAAATCCATCTTTTACTCTTTCTAAATTTTCTATTTTTCCAATAGTAGAAGATTTTGCTTCTAATGCTGCACCTTTTCCTGATGTTGTAGTAATTGAAGAAATTTTTGGAATTTTCTTATATCCTCTTCCTCCAAAATTAACTCTAAGATTTGATATTGGACCAACAACATTTTTTGAATCAGTATCATAGTATGATGTTGATAATCCAGAAATAAATGTGAGTGGTTCTGGAATAACGTTTAAATTAAATTTAAACTGCGAATTTCCTGTTTTTATTATAGAATGGTAAGTGTTAATATTATTTGGGATTATTTTAATTTTATTGAATCCATTTACTTCTTTATCTGAAGACAATTGATTTTTTTCATCTTCATTTTTAGAAAGTGAAATTAAATTATAATAGATTTCAGTTGGCAAAGACAACTTGGTATTCAATTCTTTGACTCTATTAGTGTCATAATTAAGATATTTGAATGTTTCTATTTCTTTACTAAAATTGGAATCTGCATATAGTCTCAAATCCATATTTGAAAGACTACCATCAGTTAAATCAAAGGATATTATATTTCCATTTAAAATATTGATTGGTGGATTGACGAGAGCAAAATTGTGAGTTAATCCTGAACCAACAGAAGTCAAAGTAATTGCAATTCCAACATTAGCATCATATTGATAACTTGATAACTTAATTTTATCTGGATTTTGTTTTAAAACATAATACACAGCATTTGTAGATAATCCACCAACAGAAGTTTGGTCATTAGTATAATAAACAATCTTATCTCCTGTTTTTAAATTATTTCCAGGAATATTAATTTCATTTGTGAGTGTGTTTATTCCCGATAAGGGGTCAAAATCAATAAGTTCTGTAGTTATTTTTCTAATTACTTTGTCGTATCTTAATTTTATAGTATTTGTGTTACTTTGTTCAAAATTAAATTTAATATTGTCACCTGTTTGCAAACCGTGTGTTTGAGAAGTTGAAACGACTACTGAATAATTATTTACTTTCCCCTTAATTTTTTCATATTGAGTTGTCAAAGAATGAGCCAAACCAATATTTTCAATAGGACTTCTAAAATATAAAGAATTTTGTGTCGTTCCAATTCCAGTACTAGTAGTAAATCCTAAAGTAGATAGACCAACATAATCTTTTCCTAAATTAACTGTATATACTGTTTGGTTGTTTGCTAATCTAAATGTTGTTCCTGTCCCAGTTTCAGAAACCACAATGCCATTTCCAACCAACCCAACATTATAAGTAATAGATTGTCCAGTATAAAATTTATGACTTGGTATGTATATTGAACGACTTGGAACAGTTTTATCGTATATTTTCCTTGAAAATGTCAATAAATTTGTTGATATCCCACCACCAAGAGTGTGGTCTGGTGTTATTGTAATTGAACCAATCCCAATTGATGTTATAGTTGTGTTATTTTGAATATTAGTCCCAAATACATAATCACCAATTTCCAATAAAGTAGTATTTACACCAACTGTGCTGAGACCTGTTGCATTTAAAGTTCCGAAAGCAGTTTGAAATCCGACTATGTTATAATAAATTGAACCAGTTGTTCCAATTCCAATCGTATTGCTTGGATTGAAATAAACAGTTTTATTTTCAACTATATCATCTTCATATTTTTGAGTTGAAAATGTAAATGTATTTGGCAACAAAGTTACAGTTGCAAATCCTACACTGTGTATTCCAGAATAATTATCAAATCTATTTACGTATAATTTTGATTCCGTTGAAGAAATGTTGATTATTTTTAAAACTTCTGTTCCTATTCCTATAAAATTATCAACTTCAAATCCAGATACATCGGTAACTTTAACGTATGTTGTCACTCCAGTAACTGATTGACTCTCTAGGTTTTCTACTAATCCTGCACTGTTTTGGAAAACATATATTTTTTTAGTTCCTTCCAAATGATTAAATTCACTTGATGACAAATTGGATATAATGATTTCATCATCACTAATTAGATTATGTGGTTGATTTGTAATTCCTTTTATTGAAACACCCTTTGTGATGAAATTTACATCAGTAAATGTTAAAATTCCAACCTGTACATTTGATACGTTTTTTCCTTTTATCCTAGAAATCTCAGCAGAAACTGAATTTCCACCAGAAGATTTACTGTCAAATTTAATTAATTCTCCTACTTTATAATTATCACCTGGTTCAAAAATAGAAATTGAAGTTATACCAGAAGAACTTATATCTTTAACAATAAATTCTTGTTTATATTTTGAATCAATTTTATCAATTAAATCATAAGAAGAATTACTTGAATTCAAATAATAAGGTCCAATATTTCTAACAATATCTAAGGATTCAAAATTAAAATCTTGATTAAATAACGGATTAAAATTTTCTTCTATTGGTAAATCTTTAAAATTCAAAGGTACTGTATATGGATACTGTGGTTCTTTTTCATCATTAGAAATCGTTGAAAAGTAACCATAGTTAATATTTGGTAAATTTTTGTCATTAATAAACATTCCATTATATTCATCTAAATCTCCAGTTCCCCTATCATAAAGATAATCTTGTACAAAAAATCCTGATCCAAAATTGGGTCTCAGTTGATTTGAAATTGAAATTCCGATTTCACCAGAATTTTTTAGTTTATAGCTTGATTGTAATAATTTTGACTCACCATTAACTTTTCCATATGGTCCAAAAATTGGATTTCCATCGTAAGCCCACCCTAAAATTTTATATGGATTTTGATTATTGTCTGGTAAGATTTCATTATTATCTTTATCAATAAAATTATTAACTTTAAATCTTAGATTTTTTGGTGGATAAAAATGAATAAATTCCAGTGTTGTTTCGTTGTTTTTACTAGGTACAATTAAACCCCCATCATTGGGTGAAATAATTTTTTTGTTTTTTTCTACTTGATTAATTTTCCATTCAAAAATATTGGCACTAAATCTTGCACCTAAACCTCTTCTTTGAATAAGTAACGTAGTCTTTTCATCATAACCTATACCAGAATTCAAAATATTAATACTTGTTATTTTTCCATTTGTTACAATTGGATATAATTCTGCATATTTTCCTTTGCCAAATATCTTTATATCAATGTCTTTCCCGTATCCTCTACCAGAGTTTAATATTTGAACATCAACAATAGAACCATTCAACAAAACTGGTTTTAGAATACATTCAGAAAGAATACTGAAAATTCCAACTCTAGGTTTTCTGTGATAATTTAATGTATCAGGAGAACCATAATTTTTTCCATCATTTGTGATAAAAACATTTTCAATTGATCCAAGAACTATCGGTTCTGCCGATGGTGAAGTTGCAATTCCAGAAACGTGTTCAATTTCAATTTGAATTGGTGGATATGAGAAAATGTGAGTTCCTACCCCTACAGAAGAAAACCTAACATATTTTTTATTATCATAATTAATTCTTTGATTTTCAGAAGATCCAAAAACTGATAATTTAAATCTATTGCTATCAATTACAGTAACATAATAATTTGTTTGAGTTGATAATCCAGATATTGAAGTGCCACTTGTGGAGTATATTACTACATCTTCATTTTTAAAATTGTGTTCTTTTGCAAAAATATAATCATCAAATGTGTTTATTCCATTATTTTGGTTATTTGATGATAAATCACTTGGTATTTTGACCGATCTATTTGAATAATTTTTTCCTTTTTCTTTTACATAAATTTTTGTGATTGTATTTTTTGAATTTAAGGTTTTTAAAGAGTGTATTCCTGAACCAATCCCAGTGAAAGTAATAGGACTATTTTTTCCTAATGCATTTTCCTTAGTTTTATATAATTTCAGTTGTGTTGCACTTACTATACCTACGAAATAATTTGAATTGTTTATTAATGGTGATACATTTCCATTAGAATCATTAATATAAGATACTTCTTCTCCGTCATCAAAATTATGATTAGTCAAAAACTGTATTGTGCTTGATCCAATGCTGATGGCGGAACTTGGTTTAAATTTTGATACGATTTTAGTTTTTACTAAGTTTGACTCTAAAACTGCTCCTGATCCATTTCCTCCAACTAAAGTAATTTTTGGTTTTCTTGGATATCCAATTCCAGGATTTAATAATATTACTTTATCCAGACTTCCAGATAGATTTGCCTCTACTGATGCACCAGTGCCATAAATATCATCAACTTCTAAACCAGAAAAATTAATAACATCATAATCCTTTCCTGAACTCTCAACAATGACTGAATTAATTTTTCCGTAGTAAATATTTTCATCATAAAGAGTCGGTGAAAATATTTCAACACCATTGATTAAAATCCCAGTGGCTTTATCTATAGTACTTTTATCATTATCTGTAAAAAATTTATTTAATTTTTTAACTAAATTAAATTTTTTAAATAATTTTTGATTACCTAATGATTTATTTTGAAAATCAAATTTAACAAAATAATCACCATCAACATTATTTTTTATTGGGACATAAGTTTTTGAGAATAAATCAGAATTACTATATGACAATTTTACTTGATTGTCATTTACTTTTGTTACAAAATATGCAGAAGTTCTAATTCCAACATTTCCAGATTTTTGAATATAATATATTTTTTCACCAGTAAATAAATTGTGATTAGAACAATTTAAAATTGTAGTTGAACCCGTACTTACATTTGCAGAAACAAATGTTTTTCTATCGGTTGCATAAATTTCATAATTGGGGAGTCCAGAAGAAGCAACATAAAAATTTTCACTATTATAATCAATGTAGGTATTCTGAATTGAAGATGGAAAAATAGAAACATTTGGAAAATAATTTTGATCACTAGAAACTTTATTAATGATTTTTGTTAAATGTGTTTTTTTGAATGTGCTTGTATTTGGACCTTTTATTGATATAAAAGGTCCAAATTCATTAAAACCAAATTCTTCAATACTTACTGTAACATTTTGTACATCTACTAAATCTGGATTAGATAATACTACTTGGTCTCCAATAGATAAATTAATGTTTTCATACAAATATATTTTACCTGTATCTACTGATTTTATGAGATGCGTTGTTGGTACATTATAAATCCATTGATTGAATTCAATTCGGTCATTTAAATCAATACCAAATGAAGATAGTTGTATTTTATCATTTACTCTTAAATTTGATGTTTCTTTATAATCAATATCATTAATAATGTTAATCAATCTGAATTCAATTTTTGATCCGTCATCCAAATATGTGTATAAGAAATTTTCTTCAATTATTTCTGCACCATAATCTAAATCAATTGTTAGACCACTTACGTTTAAAAATTCATTAATTGTTTTATCGGTGTATGTTAAAACAATTGGATTTGAAAGATTTTTTGGTTTAATCAATAAAGTTCCAGATTTTTTAAATCCAATTGTAGAATCAACTAAAATAGAAGTTGAATTTTTGAATGTATTTTCTAAAACTTTTGTTTTCTTAGTAGATTCAAAGTTTAATATAAATGATGTACGATCTAAAGAAATTTCATAAAAATCCTTGGTGATATAATTTTTTTGTGCAGTTTCGTCAAATCCAACCGAATTGTATATAAAATCTCCAGAATTTATTGGTCTATATTCAACATTATAAATTGATGCACTTGCTGTTTTATTATCTAAAGTTGATTGAAATATTGTTTTTCCTTTTAATTCTTTTCTTAAAGTAGAATCCGAAACTTTAAATGTGGAATCTCTAATTATTTGTTCAACTAAAATATTTTTAGTTATCAAATAATCATTTGATGATGGAGAAATTAAATAGTCTTGTGGTTTAATGACAGATATTGACTCATTAAAAAGAACACTAAAAAGAATTTTAAATGAAGTATCAGTTCCTTTTGTAGTATAAAAATCCTTTGCTCTTGATAATATTGTTTGTAAATTAATTCCAGTTGCAAATTGTCTATCTTCAAATCCAGGTAAAAATTGTGTTTTGAATTTTTTAAATAATTCCTGAAAAAATAAAATATTTAAATTAATTACCTGTGAATTTTTTGTATGGTCTGAAGTATCTGTTGAAGAAAATTTAAATAAATCATTTGTATTATCTTTATCTAATCCACAAAAACCACGAATACAACCAGTAAAAGAATTTGTTGTAATTCCCGTGTATGTAATAATTTCATTATCAATTTTCAATAAACCATATTTTTGGGGAAATCCAATTGTATGATTGACGAGAATCGTATCATCAAAAGACACAACATCAGAAGTGAGAGTACAAATTCCAACTGTGCTGTAAAATGTTTCGTTATTAAAATTATCAATGCTTTTATAATTTTGTAAATTAACTGTTAAATCAGTAACACCAGTCTGATGTTCCTGTGAAATATAATATTGCTCTAAAAATTCTTTGAACAGAGGAGATTCAGAATTTAAAAATTCTGGAATTTGTGATTCAATAAAAGATTGGATTTTTACTCTTTTAACTTCTGACATTTTATCTTATATAATTTCCGTTGTTGTAACTAGATGTGACTGGATATTCTGTTGCAGAGGTATTTTCTCCAGAAGTTATCACATCCTCTAGCATAGTTACTTTAAGTGTAGTAGTATCCATCTCTAAGTATATATCTTTCAAAGAAATGATATCATTTGATTCCGGAATTGCTTGAATTTGTATTCCCGAAGAATTATCCGAAGAAGTTATAATCACTGGATTTAATAATATTTCTCCTTTTTTGTAATTAACTTCTCCTGCATTATTTACTACAATGAATGGAACTCCATTCACAAGTCTAAAGAAAAAGATAGTTCCAACTTCATCTGTCCTTGGTGTATCACTTAAATATAATTTATCTGCTATATTTTTGACAGTAAATCCTGTAGATTTTATGTTATATCCTTTCCCATCAATTAACTTTTGAATATGAAATTGATTTCCAAAACAAAGTTCATAATTTGCAAGAGTATTGAGTGCTGGTTGTAAATCTCTTCTTATTTTTACTTTTGTGATATTTGAAGTGACTGCAGTGCTTGTGCTATCAATTAACGTTGAAACTTTACTATACTTAAATCTTCCACCAAAACTGTTCAATTCTGTTGATTTTGCATAACTCTTTAATGAATTAATAACTCTAGATTGTAAATCAGTAACACTTGAAGTTGAACTTTTGTCATAATATACAGAGGATTCCAATTCAACATACAAATATTTCAAATCAATAATCTCTGGTTGTATTCCTGCAATTGAATATTGCTTTAGTTGCTTTTTAATCTCATTTTTTGAGATTTGAGATAAAAATTTACCATTTCTTGGTTTTATTGAAATGTAAACTTTTCCATATTCTGGTGGGTCTAGTTCTTCTCCACCATAAGCAGTAACAGTATCTACATTTGGAAAAATAGATGGGATTAATCCTTTATAGTCATTTGCAGTAACTGCACGATACTGGGAGGCATAGACTCTTGGTCCAAGATATTTAATTGAATCAATAGACTCAATATCGTCACCATTTTCTGATACTTGAGTTGTGGTAATTAAAGAAATTCCACTTGTGATTGCTGTTTGATTATTATCAACTAAAATTCCTGAAAATGTAAAGTTAAAGCAACCATCACCTTCCTTTCCATTTGTTACAATATAGGAAACAAGAACGGTACTTCCACTAATTGGTCTTTTTCCTAAAATATTATCACCAAATACAATTTCATATTTCTCATCACTAACTTCTTGTATTAAAAATAATTTTGAAGTTTTGTCTACTTTAAAAATATTATTATATAACTCATATTTTTCATTTATAACATTTGTAACTTTCACACGAAGTGTGGATGTATCCACACTTGCATTTGGAATTAAAAATCTTTGATTTGGTTGCGAATCGTCAATTGTAAATGATTTAGTTAAAAATGTTCCTTCATAAATTTCAACATCTGTGAAATTTGCAAATCCATCATTTCCAACAACAACTGTTTTATCTTCTGGAATTGAAAAAATATAATTTCCCCCCTCCACAGCACCTAAGGCAACTACTCCTGCCTTTAAAGTAACTGTTTTTGAAATTAAATTACCACTAGAATCTCTAGGTGTGCTTACGGAAAAACTTATTTTTCCCTTTGATGCACTTTTTGATCTTGGTACATATCCGATATTACGTGCAAGAGAAACAACATTCTCCCGAAGAGTTGCACTATCAATAAAGGATTCATTCACCACCATATTGGTGTTAAATGCAGTAATGTAAGAATTATATGCTAAAATATCAATTAAAACAGAAAAATTAGATCCTTCAAAATCAAAATCTGTAAAATTTGCATTTGCTCTCAAATAACTCTTAATTTGAGTTCTTAAATCATTAAAATCTAAGTTTGTAAAGTTATTGAAGGACATTATATTCTAGTTGGTTGTAAAATAAACTCTATATTCTGTAGTGGTAATGGTAGTCCAACAATGTCATATACAATTTTAACGGTCAATTCATTATAATCATCAATTACTTCTACCTCTATATTATTTAATCTAATTCTTGGTTCAAAATTATTTAATACAGTTTCAATTTCTCTTTTTAAAATAATCTCTATTTCTTGTGTTGCAAGTTCAAACAAAGAAGAATTCACAGAGGTTCCCAATAAGTTATTGAAGAACCTCTCACTAATTTGAGTTTGAACTAAATTGAGAACAGATCTTTTAATTGCATCCTCATTTTTTAAAATTAAAATATCATTTGTAACAGGATGACGTGAAAAAGACAAACTAATGTCTTTAAAAGATCTTGAAATGCTAATTGGCATCTAAGATTAATTGTCTTTTATATATCTATAAGACTTTTCAGACAATTTTCCCATAGACTGGTTCTGTACCATAATTCCAATCATCATAATCTTCATCATTTCTGATCTTTTCGTGTAATTCAGTTTGTTTTTTAAAATCATGCTTTGGTGCATGATCGTGCATAATCTCCTGAAGTACTTTTTTTGTATTTTTTTGTTGATTGTAATCAGTAATGAGACTTGTAGTTCCCCACATTTCTCTCATATAATCTTTATTTCTATCAATTTGATAAAAAGACATTTGCAACTCCTGTTTTTAGTAAAACCGGAACTTTTAAAGAGGTTGCTATCTCTATTATTATTTAACGATCCAACTGACGAAGTTTATAATTATCCGAATTAAAATACTTCAACAATTCTAGTGCAACTAATTTTGGATTTCCTTCACCACAAGTATATACATCTATGGCAATACAACCTCTTTCCGGCCATGTATGACACGAAACATGACTTTCCGAAAGAGCAATTACAATCGTAACTCCTTGAGGATAGAAACAGTGCTGAAAAATATTTAAAATAGTCATTCCAGCACGTTCAATTCCACGTTCCATCACCCCCTGAAGAGAAATACCATCATTCAGAAGATTGTGTTCTATATCATAAACCTCCAAAAGAAGGTGATTGCCCATCGAAAACTGTTTCAACTCAATATCTTTAGTAAAAATTTATTTATTTTGATTTAAATTTGTAATTTCGTACATGTAATGATCAGATGTTTCGATTTTTCTTTTATTTTCAACCGAATATACTGTCAAATCAATTTCATATCCTGGATTTTTGTCAATTCTATTGAAAGTCCAGGCATTATCATACCAAATAATGCGATTGTTTGGATATGCATAGTAATTTCCAGTTTCCACCTTGAATAAATGAGCACATTTATGTTCAGGAGTCTCTGAAAAATTAAGATCAGTGACTCCTTTATTTTCCCATGACCAATCAAGGGTAAACATATAGCTCCCAATCACTTTTTTTCCATCAGGACGAATCAATTCTGCTTGCAATCCAGCAAGACGGGCACGTTTTTGAACATCAACATACGGTGAAAAGCAGTCCCAGTACATAAGATCCTCTAAAGGTTCTATTTCTGCATCTGGTTTCCAACAAAATGCGTGAAGAGGTCTACGAGTCCAATTCACGCCATTCTCAAGGAATGCCTCAAATAAAGGAACTCTTTTTTCAATACTAGCAACACAATGAACATCACATTTAGTTACTTCACCGTGACCTTTCTTGTGATTAAAAAGAAATTCATTACGAATATAACAGGACCAATCTGGAAGACTATGGTTTAAATAAGCCATATTTACCGTCCTTGACCTCGGTACTTCTTACGTGCCCCATTGCGACTCGTAGCAGCATATTTAGTATTTCTACCTTCACCTTGTCGAGTATTCTTCGGAATACTCTCAATCTTCATATCCTTCCGACTCTTTTGTGCCATTTTAGTTCTCCATCTAACGGTTTTTATAAGGGGGTTTTTATAAAGTCTCTCAAGCCAATAAAAATGCCTCTATAAGACGATACAAACCTTATAGAGACATTCTATCATAACGTTTCAAAGAAGGTCAAGAAATACCTTCTAGACACTTATCAGATGATTCGTGTCTTTTCGTGACCAACTCGAATCAAAGGGTCACACCAAATCTCATATCCTGCCTCTTTTGCATCAAGACAGAATGAAACATCCTCTCCACACATATCTTGAACTTCACCAGATTCAAAGACCTGCATCTTCGGAGCAAACCAAGGATACTCAAGATTCTCAAATACACCTTTCTTAATCAAAACCCATCCGAAACCTGTGTAATCCACTGTAAATGGTTTACGACGTTTCTGAATGGTCTCCAGTGTCTCGTGGTTCATTACACCACCATTGCTTCTGAAATCATCTTCCTGTAACCAATGGGCAACCGATGTGGTGTGACCATCTTCAGTGCAGTACCATCCAGCAGCAATCTCTTTGTCCATTGCTACAAGACGATAGAACTTCTCAGTATCAAAGACAATATCACTGTCAATCCAGAGTTGATAATCATACTGTAGTTTTCCATCCCAAGGAATCTGCTTGGGTCCTCTGAGAACATTTGCTCCAAGACATTTGCATCGTGCAAAGTTCACCATTGAACTGTAGTCTTGTGAAATTTGAATACTTGCACCATTCTGTACAAGATCAAAACACAACTGAACAAAATTCTTCAGATACAGATAAGATACTCCTCGTCCAGGCAAACAAAAGACAATTGATTTGCCTCGGATCATTTCTTTTGCTGCTTCTAAATTAAACTCTCCTTCCACAGGTCCTGTCGGAAGTTTTGCTTTTACCGTAAATCCTTTAGCCATAAAAAATAATTGCGAAAAATAATCTGTTCTTTAGTATTCTACCACCACAAATCATTCATTGCAATGGTTTTCATTCTTATTTAGAGATACTGTAATATCCCCATCATTTCCCCCAGATGTCCATACAAGTCCTCTGATAAGTTTCAGATTTTCCTGTAAATCATTCTGCGGCACTTGACTTAATATTTCATTTCCATTTACTGAAATATTATACGTATTCATCTTCTTCCACTTTCCTTAGAAGATCTTCAAGTTCTTCTCTCAGTCTATCATTGATTACTAAAATTTTATCGGTGTCTAATCTATGTTGAATTGTATCAATTATTAGATCTTTTTCGTAATCATCAATCTCCAGTCTCATTGTCATTTTTCTGATTAAATTCTAAACTTATATATCATTTTTTGTTCTTGTGCCCTCAACTTTTTTGGAAAAATTTTTTGGAAAAATTTTTTTATTTGAAAGACAATTACTCTCTCGTTTTCGGTTCGGTGTAGCCTTGAAGGACCCATTGATTTTATATAGGGGGCATCGGTTAGGTATAAGAATACAACAACACAAAATATAACTGTCAAACAGTGCTGTTTAATTATAATAAACGAACAATCACGAATAGTTTATATTCATTACTGTTTAATTCTAATACGAAACCTTATGGGGGGTTAGTATAAACGAACGGAGGGCATCAGTTTGTATCACGAACTGTGTATAACGAATTGTATAGCACAGGACGAAAAGAATAACAAACCTTATGGGGGGTTGTATAACGAACTCCTCCGAGAGTTTATGATACTCAGAGGACGACATCAGTTTATGTCAGAAACTGTGTACAACGAATAGTATAGCACTGTCTGATTGAAATAGCAAACCTTATGGGGGGTCTCAAACATAACGTTGCTATTATATTATTATACTATAAGACGAATATATTATAATACTATAAGCACAACGAATGATTATAACGAACTCTTATGTATAACGAACTCTCAGGACGAATGAGATTCTAACACGAATAGTTTTCCACAGGGTATAACGAACCTTCCACAGGTTTTCCACAATCACGTTCTGACTAATTACTAATACTCTCAATAAACGAATCTAATAACTCAACGGCATCATAACCTTGTTCTACTTTTTCGTCTAATACTTGACATAATGTCTCAATCTTTTTGCATAAAGGCACTCTCATTCTTTCAGTTGGTCCTAAATTCTTATACTTTTGGGGTCTCATTAGTTTTGTCCCGAAACTATGGTTATTTATGGGGGGTTTCGGGACAAAACTATAATGTCCCTGAAAAGTATTATAAACACTGGGATTCTGGGAGTTTTATAATATTCCCTCCCTCCCGACCCTATAAGTCTACCGCACAATGCCTGAGACTCACGAGTCACTGTGCCACTTCTCAAAGTGTCTGCGTCCTATGAGTCTTACGAGTAACTAATAAAATACTCCTGAGACTCATAAGATGTGTGAGTCTCAGGAGTTTCATTGTCTATATGTCTTGTGCCACCCCTAGGAGTGTCTGTAATGCCCTTGACTTTTTTTGGGTCTTATGGTATAATGCGGGCCTAGACAACAAGACCTGGAGGCATTTATAAGTGTCTAAAGATGATATAAAGAGGATATAAAGACTATTATAACACTATCATTATATCAACACAAAACACTAACATATGTTTTTTAATACATTTAATTTAATTATCAATTAAAACATTTTATCGTTATAAATGATTATTTCATCTTATGATTAAGTGTTTATCTCTACTAAAGCAGAGGTGAAAGTATCAATGATTGCTTCGCATAGAACTTGTTCATCATCATTAAACTCATACTCTTGCTGCTCTATACAATAAAGAAGAAGATTGATTTGATCTTCATTCAACCTTACAAATGTTTCAGTCATTGTGATTTAATAAGATGCAGATTCAAATAAAATGTTTTCTTTTCTTGAGAGTTGATCTACTTGATAAGACATTTCATCTCTTACACTCTTGTAAATCGTTTCATAGATTACATCATAACAATCTAGATTGATAAGAACTTGTTCTGCTAGATCATCATTATATGGATAAACAATTTCACCTGTATTGTGATCATAATGTTCCAGATCTTCTTTTACATTCTGCTTAGTGTAAATGACTGAGAAGATTGTTTCATTCGGATCAAGTTTTTCAAGTTGATTGATAAGATCTTTAACTGTTTGTTTCATTTAATTAGAGCAATCAGTTCTTTTTGAATGTTTAGGATTTCATCTACATTATCTTCTGATGTAAGATCAACAGGTGCAAACTCAGAAAGATTTACAGTGTTGTTTGTATGAATGGGGGCATAGAAGAGTTCTTGAGTATCAGGATCAATTGTATAAATGCACCCGTGGTTTTCTTTTTGAAGAATAATCATTGTTTCAGGACTCATTTTCAATTTCATTCAGAAGTTCAGTGAATACATCAATTGCTGCTGCTTGCAATCAGAGTTTTCACTTCATCAAAAGACTTACATTGTCCTGCTTTAATAGCATTAGTGATAAAGTAAGTCACAAAACCACATCGTTCAGTTTTGGGATCACAAATAGCATAACCAGGTTGTTTTGTTTGAACGTCAAAAACAGTTTTAATCAACATTGGTGATGTTTATGTGGATCAGATGAAGAGGAAAGAACTAGATGCGAGCAAGAGCATCTTTCTTTTGCTTGGGATTCTGTGTTTGTTTGATCCAGGTAGATTTACGATTGGAATTGATTTGCGAAGGAAGTTTTTGCTTACCTTGAACATCATTCACAAGTTGAATGAAATTGATAAAGAATTGCTTTTCCATCCGTTGAGCAGCAGTCATCTGAAGAGTTTGCATAAAGAATGAAGAATTGGACTCGGATGGGACCAGACCCCTCCACCTCTTTAATATACCACATCCAGGGGTCTGTGCTCATTTACTGTGCCAGTGCTACAGGTGGCACACGGTATAAGAGACTCAGGGTGAGATTACATCTCATTTACCATAAAATTAATTTGATTCTGATAGTAATTGATGTCTTCAGTAATGGATTCAATCACCTGAGATTGATGTTTCGGTGTATTGTCTCTTTCACTCTTGAGTTCTTTGATTCTTTGCATTAGCAGTTTAACTTGGTCTTCCATTGCTACTTTAGAGTTGAGAGAGATTATTGAAAACGGGAAGCAAACTTAATTGCGTCTTGTTGTTTCTTGTATTTTTTGAATACTTTGGTTACCCAGTAAGCATCACCTCGCAAAGTGTTTTCTTTGAACTCTTCAACCTGAACAATAAAAGTTCCATTTGAACCTTCTCCAATGAAAACTTTAATGTCACCAATTTGAGGAGGAATGTAAGTCATTTTCCTTTGCTTGTGTCCTCTTATTATAGCAGGTTTAGGGGTCTGTGCTCTTTTAGTGTACCAGTTCAGTAACCGTCCACAAACTCCTCGGTTGCATTCGGAATAGGAGTATCAATTAGATACACTTCACAACTATCAAATACTCGATAAAGTTCACCTTCATGCCAAATACCAACTGTTTCATTTACCCAATCACAAGCATAATCATTTGTTTTCCAATACTCAATCGAGTCTTCTACATCTTCAAGTAGTTGTGGAGTAGTTGGACGACACTTCTCATATGCGTTGGTAATTGCAATCTTTTCTGCATCCGGATAATCTTGAATATGCTCATTTCCGTAAGGTTTATGACTCTTAAAATGACTTAGAAAATGAATATAAAACCGCACATCCTCTTTGGTCAGACCAGAGAGTATTTTAGTATTGTAATTATCAGCATCGTTTTCCCATGAAGTGATGTGAAGTTGATAACCGGGAGGAATAATGTCCATTTGAGTTGCTTGTGTCCTCTTATTATAGCAGGTTTTGGGGTCTGTGCTCATTTAGTGTGCCACTAGAACAAGTGGCACACGGTATAAGAGACTAGAGTTGAGACAGTACCCACATCATCGCAGATACTTCTTCTTTAGTATTCCAACCACTTACATCTTCAGTCATATTTCCATTCGGTCGGAAGATTGCAACTTCATAAGTAAAGTCACTGATAACACCATACAATCCACAACCAGCAGGACCAGAAACTACACTAATCTCCCAACCATTGGAAAACTTATACTTTCCTTGAACAGCATTAGGAATATCATGCGGAACAAACGTAAGTTGATTAAACATTGGAATCTAGGGAGTGAATGAATTGAAGAAAGTTAGGAACTTTGTTGTTGTTGTAGAAACAATCAACTTCTTCAGGAACAACAATGTCTGGATGATGTTGATGAAGATAATTCATCAGAAACTGACCATACCGTTGTTGGTCTTCTACATCTAGATCCAGGTATGCACGATTCGCATTGTGCATAAAATCATCGTAATTCATTTTATTTCAAATAAAGAACTCAACCGAACCGCTTTGCACAAATCGGTCCAATTCCCATTTGCACAGAGAGAGGATTATCCAACTTGCGACCACAAATTGAACAAGAACCAGATTCGTGACCATAAATCTTCGCAAGTTGCAGAAGATTATCATTGGCATCCTCCAGAAGATTTTTAACATCATCGGAGACATTACCCATCAAAAAACCAGAAGTTGTAATCTTAGCAACGTATTGATTGTTTTCATAAACATAAACACAACCAATGTTTACACCTTTATTCACCGTGGAAAGAGTAATACCAGGCAGTCGCACTTGAAGTTTGCGAACATTATTCTGCACAGCATTATACATCATATTCACCAGTTTCAGATAATCTCCATCTTCTGCAGGAGTTTCAGAATCAATCACATCCTGAGTTGCAAGATAGTGCATCCAAGCAATCTGCTTTACAGAAACTTTCTTCTTCGACAGAAGATCACTTACAAAATCATTATACTTAATGTTATTTGCAAGATAATCTTTTGCATCATCCAAAGAATCAAACTTACTCTCAAAAGAGATTTCTTGACCCTTTTTAGTGATGGTGAAAGCAGTCATTTCTCTCATCTCTGAACTCCGTTCAGTCTACCATCTCAGAGGGGTCTGTGCTCTTTTAGTGTGCCACCACTACAAGTGGCACACCGTATCATTGGACTTAGATAGTCTGATGCGACAGTGCATACTTCACAATCTCAGTGCGATTGTTCTTATATTCAAGAATCAATTTGATGATTTGATTCATGTCATCATCAGATACTTCACATTCATTCTCTGCTTTTGCAATGATTCTGAAGATTTGTTCAATCTCAAAATCATCTGGAAACAGAATATTGCGGTGATTATCAATCTCAATAAAATAATCGACTGCATCAGCAGAAAGTTTCATTGGAATGTCGGAAGAAAGCATACCCAATGTCGCAAGACGTTCGGCAGCACCAACAATCCACATCACTTTCATTTCAGGAACAGTCAGGTACATTTTCATTGTGTTGGAGAAATAAAGAAAGGAAAAAAAGAAAGAAGGAGTGTTTAACTCACACACCACAGAGTTGCTTGGTAACAGAACCAGATGCTTGACGATTCAAAGAAACACCAGCACCTACGTTTGCACCAGAATAAGCACCAGCACCACTAGCACCATTCATCTTCTTGGAACGTCCGAATCGCATCGTGGAGAGTTTATTCTTCACTGCATCGGCATCATCGTGAACTCGGTTCTCTGCGAGTTTCATTTCCTTCAGACGTTCCGCAACTTTATCTGCAAATGCCTTGCGGAAATTAAGTTTGAAACTACGAGAGATGACAGTTCCTTTGATGTCGCACATAATCTTTTCTGCTTTATGTGCAACTTCTGCCTCTTTCTCCATCACCTGAACAAGGTAATCATAATAGAGTCGCACTTGGATTTGTTGTGCTTCACTACCGATGATTTGCAGAGACTTGGAATCACCATTCTTCATATATGCTTTTGCATCATAGAAGTTAGCAATCGCATTGGCAAGAGTGGTCAGTGCAACATTGATTCTCTTGAAAGAAACAAACTCTTCATCAAGAACTTGAGTTTCAGTTGCCTCGTTGATTGTAACACCATACTGTTTGCACAGTTTATCAATCATCTTGGCAGCAGCATCTGCCTCACCCTCAAAAGAAGTTCCATTCTGAAGTTTCAGGATGGATTGAATCTTTGCGATGACTTGCTGACGATCCATTAGGTTCCTTTGCTTGTGTCTCTGTATTATAGGGCATCCAGTGCCCCAGTGGGGGACATTAGGGACGGTTCAACAAGTGGCACACCTCAACCTTGGACTCACCGATTGAGTTGCTCTGCTGGATAGTTGAAGAGTTTATTGATTCTTTCTACTTCATTCTCAAAAAACTCCATTGCCTCCAAAGGTTCAATGTCATAAGTGTCAGCAACTTTATCAAGTTTCCACCGCAGATTATTCATCTCCCAAAGTTGAGTGAGAATGAACAATCGTATTTCGTGCTTTTGTGATTGTTTCATTAGTTAAGAAAGAACGTGAGAGCAATCAAAGGAAGTAATTTAATACTGCCTGATATTGAACTTATGCAGAGATAGCATAGAGTTTGTTGAACTCATAATCACCATCTTCACCCTCAAGTACCTGATAAACAATCACATTCTCACCAGAAAGTTCTGCACTCCAATCAAGAGCATCTTCTTTTGCACTATCCAAATCCTGATACCACTCAGCATCAATCAGATCAAGAGAAACAGGGCAGGAAAGAAACATTGGAATCAGTGATAAATGAATTAAATCCACAGAGGAAGAGGGATTAAACCCTCTTCCGCAAATTAAACTCAGACAGCAACCGTAGCATTGGCAATATATGCTTCAATCTCATCATCATTCTCGGGACAATCAGCAATGCCCAGATCTTCACAAACTTGCTCACGAGTGAGTTCAGTTTGATCAGCAACAAGAACATTCAGAATATCCAGAATGTCATTGCCGGTTTCACCCTTACAGAGCATACCAACCATCACATCAACAGGCAGAG